ATGCCTGAAACCGCCACCGACCCGATCGCAGCTTGCGTGCGCGCCGAGCTTGCGCGGATCAACAAGAGCGGGAGACAGCTGGCCGCAGAGCTGAGCTGGCACTACCCGCACCTCATGCGTCGCCTCACCGGTGGAGTTCCGTTCAGTGCGTCTGAGCTGGGGCGGATCTCCGCTCACCTCGACGTGCCCATCACGCGGTTCTACGGACCGGACAGCCCCATCGAGCAGGCGTCGTGACGGCGCCCGCCGCCGGCGTCAACGAGGACCTGCTCCGCCGCGTGCTCGACCACATCACCACCCACCCCGACCAGCACAGCCAGGACTGGTGGGCCCGCCGCACCGACTGCGGGACCGTCGCCTGCATCGCCGGGCACACCGTCCTCCTGACCGGGCACACGATCGACTTCGAGACGCCCGACGAGTACGGCAACCACGGCACGAAGCTCATCGACCGCCGCCGCGTCGAGGACGTCGCCGCCGAGCTGCTCGGCCTCAACGCAGAGCAGGCATGGCGCCTGTTCCACGACGCCGTCGACCTGCAGGCCTGCTGGGCCGCCGCCCGGTCCATCACCGGCGGCCGCATCCAGCGCTACGTGCCCCGCTCCACCCCGCCCACGAAGTAGCGACCCGGCGCCGCACGCGCCGAGCCGCCCGACCACGAGGAGATCACCCTCATGACCACCATCAGTCTGACGAACGCCACCCCCACCGGGCCACTGCCGATCACCGCGCGCTGGCCCCGCCGCGACCACGTCACCACCACCGCGCACCGGCGCAGCACCGACCTGATCGGCAAGGTGCCCGGCCTGCGGCACGTGTCCACGTTCCCCGACGTCGACCTCGCCAGGCCCGCGATGCGGCGCCAGGAGCCCGGCCAGCCGGTCACGGTGTCGGCGCTGCTCGCCCGGATCGGCGGCGGGCGATGAGCGGCGCCTACGACTTCCAGATCGCCTCGACCAGCCTGCGCGGTGCGCCCGTCGACGCGCTGCTGATGGCGGCCATCCTCGGCGCCGACACCGACAACCTCGCACGGCTCGCCACGGCGTTCCCGCAGCTGGTCGCCGAGACCCGCGCCCGGTTCAACGCGCCTGGCGGCGTGCTGCCCGAGGACGGGGCGACCTCGTGAACTTCCTCGCCTGGCTGTTCCCCACCCCACTCGACCCCACCGTCACCGCCGCCACCCGCACCTGGCTCCACACCCAGGACGAGGCCCGCGCCGAGCGGTCCGCCCGCGAGCAGCTCGTCGAGTGGAAGGTGCGGGAGGCCGCCGCACGACACCAGCTGCGGGAGCGGAACCGGATGTACGGGCGGGCGTCGCAGACCGTCGGCGAGCAGCGGGGCGTCATCGCGCGGCTCCGCGCCGAGCGGGACGCCTGGTGCGCCTCCCACGAGGACCAGGCGATCGAGCTGCGGGACGTGCGCCAGGGCGCGTTCGTCGAGCAGCGCGACCGGGCGACGGCCATCGAGGGTGCGGCGATCACGCTGCGCGCGCACGTCTTCGACTGGTCGAGCAAGTGCGAGTGCGGCTGGCGCCCCACGGAGACGACGGCGGACCACTCGCTGCACGTCGCCGAGCAGCTCGCCGCCGTCGGCGCGCTGGGCAACGTTCAACTCTCGGTTGAGAGTTCGGTTGCGAGCTCGCCGGTGCTGGTTGACCGAGACGGTGACGAGTGGCTGCCGAGACCAGGCGGGTCGTACTACTGCCCTGCCGGGGACATCTCCCGCACCTCGCGCGATGAGCTCGACGCCTCCTACGGCCCGCTCAGCGAGAAGGCGGCCACGTCATGACCCTCGAACGCATCCAGGTCGACGTCCCCGACCAGCCCCCCAACGGCAGCGTCGTCCTCGCCGGCGGCGTCGCCTGGCAGCGCCGCGACTTCATCGGCAACGCCGGCACCTGGTACGCCGCGAACGAGAGCGAGAACGGTCTCCACTGGTCGCACCTCGTCGTCGACTGCGGCCCCCTCGACGTGCTGCACATCCCCACCGAGAAGGCCACGCGATGAGCGCTGACTACGCCGACTTCCTCGCCGCGAAGGCGCGCCGCGTCGAGCAGGCGGGTCCCGACATCGACGCAGGCCAGATGCACCCAATGCTGCACGACTGGCAGGCCGAGCTCACCGCCTGGGCGGTCCGCACCGGCCGCGCCGCGCTGTGGGAGGACACCGGCCTCGGCAAGACCGTCCAGCAGATCGAATGGGCCCGCCATTCCGGCGACACCAGCCTCATCGTCGCCCCCCTGGCCGTCTGCCACCAGACCGCCCGCGAAGCGGCGAAGCTCGGCATCGACGCCCGCTACACCCGCGACGGCGGCGCCCCCCCGCCCGGCGTGTGGATCACCAACTACGAGCAGGTCGCCAAGTTCGACCCGGCCAGCATCGACGCCGTCGTCCTCGACGAGGCGTCGATCCTCAAGAACAGCGACGGCAAGACCCGCCGCCTGCTCACCGACCACTTCGCCGGTGTCCCCCGCCGCCTCGCCTGCACCGCCACACCCGCCCCGAACGAGCCCGAGGAGCTGTGCAGTCAGGCCGAGTTCCTCGGCCACGCCACCCGCGCCAACATGCTCGCCGCCTACTTCGTCCACGACGACCAGGGGTGGCGGCTCAAGGGCCACGCCCGCGGCCCCATGTTCGCGTGGATGGCGTCCTGGGCCGTGGCGCTGCGCCGCCCCTCCGACCTCGGCTACCCCGACACCGGCTACGACCTCCCCGGCCTGGAGATCGTGCCCGAGCTGCTGCCCGTCGCGATCGAAGCCGAAGGGCAGCTGTTCCCCACCGACCTCGGCGGAGTCGGCGGCCGGGCGAAGGTGCGGCGCGACACCCTCGACGCTCGCTGCGGTCGCGCAGTCGACCTCGTCGCCGCCGAGCCTGACGAGCCGTGGCTGCTGTGGTGCGGCCTCAACGACGAGGCCGACGTCCTGACCCGAGCCATCCCGGGGGCGGTCAACGTGGGCGGCTCCATGTCTCCGGAGGAGAAGGCTGAAGCGCTTCTCGGGTTCGCCGACGGACACATCCGGGTCCTCGTCACGAAGCCGGCGATCGCGTCGCAGGGGCTCAACTGGCAGCACTGCGCACGCATGGCGTTCGTCGGGCTGTCCGACTCCTACGAGCAGTACTACCAGGCGATCCGCCGCTGCTACCGCTACGGCCAAACCCGCGTCGTCCGCGCCCACATCGTGCTATCGGAGCTGGAGTCGCAGATCGCCGCGAACGTCGCCCGCAAGGAACGCGACGCCGCCGCCATGACTGGAGAGCTCGTCGCCGCGATGGCCGCCAACACCCACCACCGGAGGGCCGCATGAGCACCGACCTGTACCTCGAGGACGAAGCCCACGGCGACATGTGGTCGCTGCTGCTGGGCGACTCCTGCACCCGCCTCGCCGAGCTCGCCACCGGCTCCGTCGACCTGTCGGTCTGCTCGCCGCCGTTCGACTCCCTGTACACGTACTCGCCCAGCGCCCGGGACCTCGGCAACTCCGCGACCCGCGGCGAGTTCCTCGACCACTACGGCTACGTCATCGCCGAGCAGCTGCGCGTCACGAAGCCCGGCCGCGTCGCCTGCGTGCACGTGCAGCAGGTCGCCACGAAGAAGGCCGTTGACGGGTACAGCGGCCTCACCGACTTCCGCGGCGACGTCATCCGCGCCTTCCAGGGCGCCGGGTGGCTGTTCCACGGCGAGGTCACGGTGTGGAAGGACCCGCAGGCCCAGTCGATCCGCACGAAGGCGCACGCGCTGGCGTTCCAGACGAAGAACCGGGACAGCGCCGGCACTCGCCCCGCGCTGGCCGACTACCTGCTGAAGTTCGTGAAGCCCGGCGACAACGCCGTCCCGATCCCGCACCACGCGACCCGCGGCGAGGTGACCAACGACGACTGGATCGAGTGGGCGTCCCCCATCTGGTTCGACCGCACCGACGGCGGCACGGTCGGCGGTGAGCAGCTGGCGCCGGTGTGGCTCGACATCAAGGAGACCCGCACCCTCAACGTCCGCGCCGGCCGGGAGCACGCCGACGAGCGGCACATCTGCCCGCTGCAGCTCGACTTCATCGAGCGGTGTATCCGGCTGTGGTCCAATCCCGGCGAGACCGTCCTGACCCCGTTCGCCGGTATCGGCTCCGAGGTGTTCGTTGCCCGCAAACTGGGCCGCCGCGGTGTTGGTGTCGAGCTGAAGCCCAGCTACTGGCGGACCGCGGTCGACAACCTGCGCCGCCTCGACGCCGAGCTCGACACTCCGGCCCTGCTGGACCTTGACGGCGCGGCGGCCTTCTCGTGACCGCCGTCCGCGACCTCAACACCGACGACCGCGCCCGCCTCGCCGCGCTCCCCATCGAGCAGGTCGGCATGGCCGCCGTCGACCGCATGCGCGACGGCATCACCGTCCTCCCGCCCGACCCCGGCGTCGCCGTCCTTGGTTGCGGCATCTGCGGGCGAGTAGTCGACCTCGCATCTCTCGTCCGCGTCGAGCGCCAGTTCGTCGCGGGCCCTCCGGTCAGTCCCATCGCGTGCAGGAGTTGCGCCTCATGCCGTTGATCTCCGCGCACTACGAGCCGAACGTGCCCGTCCAGGGGTGCCCGTCCTCCGAGCGCTACCTCGCAGAAGCGGGCGCGGGCCGCGACCGCACTGAGTGCTGGCCCTGGCCCGGCGGCTTGAGCAGCTACGGGTACGGCCGCTTCCTCCTGGAGCGCCGCTTCCGGTGGGCCAGCGTCGGCGCGCACCGCGTAAGCCTGGAGCGACACCTCGGTCGGCGACTCCTGCCAACCGAGCAGGCGTGCCACCGCTGCGACAACCCCTCCTGCGTCAACCCGACCCACCTCTTCGTAGGCACGAACGCCGACAACTGCCGCGACATGCGCCTGAAGCAGCGGCAGAAGAAGAAGCTGACCGATGCTCAGGTGCTCGAACTGCGGGCCCGCTACGCGGCCGGCGGGGTGCTCCAGCGCGAGCTGGGTGATGAGTACGGAATCGGTCAGTCCTACGTGTCGACCCTGGTCCGCGGCGACTGGACGACAGGGCAGCCGAGGCCACGGCGATGACCCCCACCGACACCGACCACCTCGACCGCGTCATCCACCGCCTCCACCAGGCCAGCACCTGGGCCAGCTGGGGCGACAACGGCCGGCTCCTCACCCAGCGCCTCGACGACATGACGCCGGCACACTTGCGGTCCGTCCTCGCCTGGCTCCGCGACCGCGCCGTCGCCCTCCACGCCGAGCAGCTCGCCCACCACCACCGCGAGCTCAGCCGCGACCGCGACTACTTCGACACCCTCGCCGACATCGCGCACCTGCAGCGGACCCCGCCCGGGCACTGGCTCGACGAGACCCCACTCGTCCGCCGCCTCGCCCAGCTCGTACCCCACCAGCCCGCGCCCCGACGCGGCCTGCTGCGGAGGTGGCGGCGATGACCGAGGGCCCCGCCATCGAGCACGCCGAGTACGACCGCGAGCACCCCGAGATCGACCCCGCCCACGAGCAGCACCTCGAGGCCGTGCAGACGCGGTACGAGGAGAGCATCGGGTGGCACCGTGACTGAGCCCTGGATCACCGAGCCCGGCGTCTACGACCTCAGCTCCGAGGACTACCACTGCGACCCCGTCGTCGGCGGCAGCCTCTCCCACTCCGGCGCGAAGAAGCTTCTCCTCCCCTCCTGTCCCGCCATCTACCAGGCGTGGCGAACCGGGCCGCCCGAGGTCAAGGCCGCGTTCGACTTCGGCCGGGCCGCGCACCGCGAGGTCCTCGGCGCCGGCGACGACATCGTCGTCATCCGCGGCAGCGGGAAGGACGAGAACACCTGGCGCACCGCCAAGGACGACGCCGCTGTCGCCGAAGCACGCGCCGCCGGCCTCACCCCGATCAAGCCCCGCGACGCGGACACCGTGCAGGCGATGGCCACGCAGCTGCGCGAGCACCCCATCGCGTCAGCCCTGCTCAACCCGGCCTCCGGCAAGGCCGAGCAGACCCTCGTCTGGCGCGACGGCGACAGCGGCGTCATGTGCCGCGCCCTCGTCGACTTCCTCCGCCACCCCGTCACCGGGCAGCGCCTCGTCATGCCCGACTACAAGACCGCCAACGAGGTCGACCCCGACTCCATCGCCAAGGCGATCGCCGACTTCGCCTACCACGGGCAAGGCGCCTGGTACAGCGACGGCGCCGAGCACCTCGGCCTCACCACCGGCAGCCCCGCGTTCGTCCTCATCTTCCAGCGCAAGACCGCGCCCTACCTCGTCGTCTGCGTCCAGGTCACCCCCGAAGACATCGGCCGCGGGTACGAGCGCAACCGCGCCGCACGCCACCTCTACCGGTGGTGCACCGACAACGACCGCTGGCCCTCGTACCGCGACGGGTTCGGCAACTGGGCCGACGACCACGTCCTGTCCCTGCAGATCCCGCCGTGGGCGCAGAACCGCCACGACGGCGCATCCGAGCGCGGCGAGTACGAGCCGCACCGCCAAGGAGTGTTCGCATGAGCGTCCCCGTCCACCTCCCGCACCCCTCCACCCCTGCCCGCGTCGGGCAGGGCACCGCGATCGAGCAGTCCCGCGCCCAGGCCGAGGTGTACTTCCGCCTCCTCGCCGCGAAGGAACTGCCCCGCGACGAGGCCGCCGCCACCGAGGCGATGCGCGCAGCCTGCTCCAACCTGCGCCTCGCCGAGAAGGCGTTCTACAGCGTCCCGAAGGGCGGCGACCGGGCCATCGGCCCGTCGGTCCACCTCGCCCGCGAGCTCGCCCGCATCTGGACGAACCTCGACTACGGCGTCGTCGAGCTCCGCCGCGACGACGACTACCACCAGTCGGAGATGCAGGCCTTCGCGCTCGACCTGCAGACCAACACGCGCCCGTCGTCGCTGTGGATCCAGCCGCACAAGATGGACACGAAGCGCGGCGTCAAGCACCTCACAGAGGTGCAGGCCATCTACGAGTCGAACTCGAACGCTGGCGCCCGCCGGGTCCGCGAGTGCATCTTCAACATCCTCCCGCAGGCGTTCGTCGAGGAAGCGCAGGACATCTGCCGGGCCACGATCGAGCGCGGCAACGGCGAGCCGATTAGCGAGCGCCGCACGAAGGCGATCGCCGCGTTCGAGAAGACGTTCGGCGTCGTCGAGCAGCAGCTCGTGGACCGGCTCCGCCGGCCCGTGGATCGGTGGGACGAGCACGACGTCGCCGACCTGCAGGTGCTGTTCCAGTCGCTGAAGCGCGGCGAGGTGCAGAAGGACGTCGAGTTCCCCGCGGCCGCCGTCGTGGTCACACCTGGCGAGCTGACTGCGCCCGCAAAGGCCGAGCCCGAGGTGCCGGCCGACGAGGACGAGGACGCGCGACTGCAGGAGCAGCTCGACATGGAGGCCGAGCTCGCGGCGCAGGGCGCGGCCGACGACGACGCCCGCACCGAGTCGTGAGCCGGGTCGAGCGCCTGCGCTGGCGCATCGTGAGGCTGGTCGACAAGCTGCCCGGCCAGTGCTGGTCCGAGCTCGCCGACTGGGCCGGCCGCTGGTTCGCGGGCGACGACCCCGACGAGCAGTACGGCCTGCCGTGGCGCCCGCAGGGCTGGATGTGCCGCGAGGACGCCGCCCGCGTCGGGTCCTGCTACTGCGGGAAGCTGCAGGACCCGGCAGGCGCGGCTCGTGCTGTCGCCGAGCAGGCCGTGCGCGACGCGCATCGGCAGGGCCCGCGCGCTGATGGCTCGTGGGGCTGCGCCTGCGGCTGGGAGCAGGACAAGCCGCACCACGAGCACCTCGCCGACATGCTCGCGCCGGCCGTCCCGGGCGAGTCGTCGTGACCGTCCGCCCGATCACCGCCGTCGCCGTCGAGTGCGACCACCGCGACGGCCGCGACACCTGCGACTCGGCCCTCCTCCTGCGCGCCACCGACCCCGGCGACATCGACCGCCCGGCCGTCCTCGTCGCCGCCGCGATGCGCGGCTGGACCGTCGACGACCAGCAGCTGTGCCCGAAGCACCGACCCATCACCCCGGCCGCCCCGATGGCCGAGACAGGAGCCTGACCATGACCGAGACCTACGTGCGCTTCCGCGGCACCAACGCCAGCGTCGACAAGCTCGACATCGGACTCGGCGACCGCGTCGAGTTCACCGCCTCCGGCGAGTGCGTCGCCATCGGCACCGAGAAGCGAGCCGACGGCGAGGAGCGCCCCGTCGTCACCGTCAAGGTCGACGAGGTCGAGCTGGGCGACGTGACCGAGGGGTCGCGCGACGAGCAGCTGCCGTTCGACGACAGCCCGGACGCCGAGCTGTGAGCGTCGAGACCCGCGCCTACGACAACGAGCACGGCGACCCCGTTGTCGTGCTCGTGGCCACCGGCACGCACGACGTCTCCCGGCTCGTGAACCTGCTCTCCGGCGGCAGCCCGAACTCCGAACAGCGTCGGCTCGGCGCGACGATCGTGCGGCAGGTGCGGCGCCACAACGCCGGTCGCGCAGCGCTCCGACTGCTGCGCGACCACGGCGGCCCCGACTTCACCGCCGAGGTCGTGACGGCGGTCGCCTCGTGATCCCCCTCGGCGACCGCACCGTCACCGTCGCCTACCTCGGCGGCCCCGCCGACGGGCACACCCGCCCCTACCAGCGCGCCGCCGGCTGCATGCCCGACCTCGTCGACGGCTACCAGCTCGTCGGCCCCCACCCCTTCGACGCCACCGTCTGGCGCTACGCCTGGGCGTACACCCACACCGGCCGCCGGCAGCCCTGCAGCGCCGGATGCGAGCAGTACCCCGGCAGCCGGTGCCCCTCCGCCGGACGGCGACGACAGACCGCATGACGACCCTCACGCCGGCCCGCCACGCGCGGGCCGGCGCCCCGACAGCACGGCCCCCACGCTCCCCGCACCGGGCCAGGAAGGCAGGCCCCCTCGTGAGCGTGCAGGCCATCAGGTGGGCACGACGGCAACGCACTGGCTCGCCGGTGTCGAAGGCCGTGCTCTACGTCCTCGCCGATCACCACAACTCGGGTAGCGGCCTGTGCTGCCCGAGCACCCGGACGATCGCCGAGGAGGCCGACACCGACCAGCGCACGGCGCGCCGGCACCTCGAGGCGCTCCGCGACCGCGGTCTGCTGTCGTGGTCCGGCGGCTACGGCCGGGGCCGGAACCGGTACGTCCTGCCCCTCGATGGTGAGGGGTCTGACCCCTCACAAGTAGACGCCGGTAATGAGGGGCAGGACCCCTCACTAGACCTCGACGACATGAGGGGTGAGACCCCTCATAACGAGAACCGTAGTGAGGCGCAGCAGGATCGTAGTGAGGCGTTGATCTTGCGTAGTGAGGCAAACCGAGCCTCTGACCTGCAAGAACAGAAATCTAAGCGTACTACGTACAGAAGCGAAGAACATAAGGGGACGGCTACGCCGCCCCCCGCGCAGGCGCGGACGCGCGGCGGCGAGCGGCCCCGCGAGCACGCCTCGCCCGCCGAGCTCAACGCGACCGCCGCGAGCGGTGCCGCCTACGGCCTCGTCGCCGCCTGGGTCGAGCGCAACCCCGGCGTCGCGAACGGTCACCGCCGCGAGCTCAGCAAGGCCGTCGACCTCCTCCTCGCCCAGGGCGCAGACCGCGCCCACATCCCCGCCGCCCTCGACGGCGCGCACGCCTCGCACTGGCGCAACCCCGTGAAGGCGCTGCCGATGGCCTACGAGGACGTCCGCCGCGCAGCTGCCGCCCCGACGAGCAGCGCTCGCGCCGCCCGCAACACCACCGACGACAACATCCGCGCGCTCCTCGCCAGCAGCGAGCGCCCCACGACAGCCCGACGCGCCATCGGAGGACCACGATGAGCCTGACCGACGACGAGATCAAGATCGTGCTCGCGGTCGCGATGTCCTACGACAACCGCAAGCTCCCCGGCGAGGCAAACCGGATGGCGTGGGTCGAAGCCTCGCGCCGCGCGAACTGGACCGTCGACGCCGCCGTCGAGGCCGTGCACGAGCACTACTCGGCGCGCACCGACTTCGTCATGCCCGGCCACATCACGCAGCTCATCCGCGCCGAGCGCCGCCAGCCCGCCCCGTACCAGCCCCCGCCGCCGCGGCCGGCCGTCGAGGCCGCCGTCCGCGACGCCCTGCCATCGGTCGACGACCCCGCGCCGCCCCGGCCGCTCATCGCCCGCATGGCCCGCCGCGCCCGCCGGCCCCGCATGACCGCCGAGGACCGCGCCCGCATCGCCGCCGAGCTCGACGCGAAGCGCCCCGCCGCCGAGGGTGAGGCGTCGTGACCGACCAGCCCAGCACCAGCCGCGGCGGCGCGAAGGTCAGCGGCGGCACCTGCCCCAACGGGACGTGCCCGCACGTGCTTTGGCTGCACGACATCGTCGAGGCGCCGGGCCCGCCCGTGCAGGTGTGCACCGTCTTCGACTGCCCCTGCCGGGGCACCTCGTGAACCTCGACGACGTCGCCGACCGCGAGCAGGCCGAGACCGTGCCGTGCCCCGACCGGCCCCGGGGCTGCGGCGCCCGCCCCGACGAGCCGTGCCGCAACCTGCACACCGGGGGGCCGTTGCAGCACCTGCCCGCGCACGCCGCCCGCCTCGCCGCGGCCGGTGTCCGGCACGCCCCGCTCGACCCGCGGGAGATCACCTCGCCGCACGAGCGGACCCCGCGGTGACCCGCCCGATCTGGCGGGCCGACGACATCGTCATCGAACCGGCCGTCCCCGGCGTCGCCGGCTACGGCGTGTTCGTCGTGATCCGCGGCCGCCGCCTCGCCCTGGGCGCCGAGCAGACCCGCTCGCTCGCCGCCTGGCTCACCGCGCACGCCGGCGCGCTCCCGCCCCCGGCCGCCCCCGACGCGGTGCGGCTGGAGATCGACCGGCAGCGCGCCGCGCTCGCCGTCCGCTCCGAGCGCACCGACTCCCCCGACTTCCGTGTCGGGCTGGCGTGGTGCGACCACGCGCTCGACGCGATCGCCGCCGCCGCTGGCGCCCCCACCGAGAGGACCACCCGATGACCCACCAGGACCAGGACCGCTACACCGCCGCCATGCACGCGATGCAGAGCGGCGTGGCTGCCGACCAGAGCGGCGGGAGCGAGGACGGCACCCCGAAGCACCTGCGCGTTGGCGTGAACAGCGCGCTCGTCAGCGTCGCCGGGATCGGACGCCTTCTGATCGACAAGGGCGTGATCACGCAGGACGAGTACGAGGCCGCGGTGGCCGACGCGATGGAGAACGAGGTCCGGCTGTACGAGCGGCGGCTCTCCGAGCGCCTCGGCTCGACGGTGACGCTGTCGTGACCACCGCGACCGGCCCCGCGCAGGCCGTCCAGCGCGCCCTGCCCGGCCAGGGCCCGCGCACCCGCGTCCGCCTCGACGGCCCCGGCGCCGAACCCGACGTCCGGGCCGCACTCACCCGCGCCTGGCGCCTCGCCGGCCAGCCCCTGATCGTCGTGCTCCCGCTGCACCGCGACCCCGTCGGCGACGTCGCCGCCGCCTGGGCCGCCGAGCACGAGCTCGCCGGGATCCGCACCGAGCACCAGACCAGCGCGGCGTCGTCCGAGCCGTGCGTGGTCGTGCCCGCCGACGGGCCGGTGCCGTGGTGCGGGTGTGTCCACCCGCCGTGCCCGCGGTGCCTCGACGGTGACCGATGACCACGGCCACCGACCTGTTCGCCGGGGCTGGCGGATCCAGCGAAGGCCTCACCCAGGCCGGGGTGCGCGTCGAGGTCGCCGCCAACCACTGGCAGCTCGCCGTCGACACCCACGCCGCCAACCACCCCGACACCGAGCACCGCATCGCGAACCTGTCCGAGGTCGACTGGCGCACCTTCCCCAGCACCGACATCGCCTGGGTGTCCCCGTCCTGCGTGTGGCACACCCGCTCCGGCGGCCGGCGCCGCCAGCTCTCCGCCGACGCCGAGCGCAGTCGCACCGACGCTGGGGCCGTCGACCGCGCCACCGCGTTCGCCGTCATCGCCGCCGCCGAGGTCCACGCCTACCCCGTCGTGCTCGTCGAGAACGTCGTCGAGTTCCGCGACTGGGTCCTCTACGACTGGTGGCTCGCCGGGCTGACCGCGATCGGCTACCGCGTGCGGGAGCTCGTCCTCGACGCCGTCGACTTCGGGCACGCCCAGCACCGACGCCGGCTCTTCGTCGTCGCCACCCGCGACGGCGTCGAGCTCGACCTCACCCCGCCCGCGCGGCTCCCCGTCACAGCCGCCGAGATCCTCGACCCGCACCCCGGCCAGCCGGTCACCCGCCGGCTCTACGTCGCCGACCAGATCGACTCGATCACCGACTCCGGCGTCCCGCACCTGGTGACCTACCGCAAGCACGCCCGTGCCCGCCGGGCCGACCAGCACGCGCTGGCGACCGTCACCGCGGGTGGCAACCACCACGCCGTCGCCCAGCTCGTCGACGGCGTGCAGCACCACCGGATGCTGAGCAACCGCGAGTGCGCACGCGCCCAGGGGTTCGGCGACCACTACCAGTTCCGGGGCACGGCCGAGCAGGTGAAGCGGCAGATCGGGAACGCGGTGCCCGTCGGGATCGCGCGCTGGCTCGGCGAGCGTGCGACCGCTGCTCTGGGCGCCGACGCGGCCCTCGGTGGTGCGGCATGACCGCGCACGTCCTCGGCCTCGACCTGGCCCTCGCCAACTCCGGCGCCGCGGCCATCACCACCGACGGCCACGTCACTACCTGGGTCAAGACCACCGACGCGCTCCCCGCCGACGCCGCCATCCTCGACGTCGACGCCCGCATCAGCGACGTCGCCCGCTGGGCAGTCGGGCTGTGCACGACCGGCACCAAGCTTGTCGCCATCGAAGGCCCCTCCCACGGATCGCAGCACGGCCAGCCGCACGAACGCGCCGGACTCTGGTGGCGCGTCATCCGAGGCCTCATCGCCCGCGAGCTCCCCGTCGCCGTCCTGTCGCCCTCCACCGTCAAGGGCTACATCGCGGGCAAGGGCAACGCCGACAAGGCGCTCGTGCAGTACGCCGTCGACGCCGCCTGGCCCGGCCGCGGCCTCAAGCGGAAGACCAGCCACGAGTGCGACGCCGTCGCGCTCGCCACCGCGGGGGTGGATTGGTGCGGGTGGCCAGGTCCGTTCCTGGAGGGCAGGCGAGGTGCGGCCTGGCTGCTGAAGGGCCAGTGGCCGGAACGGGAGAGCGTCAGTGCGTGAGTGCAGCATCGAGGGTTGCGGTCGAAGGCGACACGGGACGCACGGCTGGTGCTCGATGCATCACCGCCGCTGGCAGCGAAACGGTGACCCGCTGCGCCTGGTCGTCGACAGGGTGCCGCCAGGGCTCACACCGCAGCAGCGGTTGGCGGCGAAGAGCGAGCGGCGCGGAGAGTGCTTGATCTACGCGCCGAACTGGAAGTCGGCGGACCACCGGAAGTTGATCCTGGCGTCCGGCAGGTGGGTCGGCGCGCACGTGCTCGCCTGGGAGCTCGCCAACGAACGCAGCGTGCCGTCCGGCCTGTTCGTCTGCCACAAGTGCGACACGCCGCCGTGCATCGAACCGGCCCACCTGTTCCTCGGCACGCCGCGCGACAACAACGAGGACCGCGACCGCAAGGGCCGCAAGGTCATCGTCCGCGGCACCAAGTCGTCGCGCTGGAAGCTCACCGAGCACCAGGTTCAGCAGGTACGGACCGCCATCCTGGCCGGTGAACAGGCGCGCGATCTGGCCATCCGCTTCGGCGTGCACCCCGAGACCATCACCGGCGCGGCGGTCGGTCGTCGCTGGAGCCACGTCACGGACCCGCCGCCGCTGGTGTTCGTCGGACGCGGCAGGCACGGCCGCTGGGCGGTGGCCGACCCGTGACCACCCGCGACCGCGCAGCCCTCGCCTGCATCCTCGCCTCCCTCACCACCCTCGCCCTCTACACCGCCGCCGCGCTGCAGTCCGGCATCGGGTACGCCGTCGCGTTCTTCCTCGGCGGCTCCGCGATCGCCCTCACGTTCCCCGACCCGAAGGACACCCCTCGTGACCACCACCGAGACCAGGCCCCGCCCGACCAGCCGCAGCCGCCACGCAGCGACGTCGACGGCACGGTGCGGCCCGTACCTGGACCAGTGCAGGTGCCGACACAGCGGACCGCAGGCGCTCACCGAGGCGGGCGTGCGGGCGCGGCACGCCGCCTCCGTCGCCCGCGCTGAGCGCAGCGGGTGGGACAGCGCCGAGGAGCGGATGCGCGCGCTGGAGGGTGCGCGTTGACCGAGCCCGAGCAGGCCGCGCCCGTCGACGTCGACGCCGCCCACCTCGCCCTCGACGCCGCCATCACCCAGCTCGTCCAGCCCTCCACCGAGAAGGTCGACCGCGCCGACGGCCTCATCGACTCCCAGGTCGCGCAGCAGCGCGCCGAGGAGCGGGCCACGACCGCCGAGCTGCAGCGGCGACTCGCCGGACACCGGGCGGCCGGCCAGCAGATGCAGGCGCACCTCGTCATGCGGCAGCTGCGCGACCACCGCCGGCGCGTCGTCAAGCGGCGGACCAACGGCAGAGCCACCACCGCCGTCGTGCCCAGCCTGCTCGTCCAGCTCCGCAGCGAGATCGGCGCCAGCAGCAACACCGGCGCCGGAGGCAGCGCCGGCCCGTACCGCAGCATCATCGCCATCCCGGCCACCGAGTTGCACGCCGAGATTCAGCGCACCACCCACGCGCCGCGTGGCGCGCTCGACCTCCGGCCCCACGTCACCCGATGGGCCGCCACAACCACCGACCTCGTGCACGCCGCCACCAAGGCCAGCGCATGGGTCGAGCAGATCCGCACCCTGCTCAACCCGCCCAAGCGCTGGCACCACCCCGGCGCCTGCCCCGACTGCGGCCAGGCCACCGCCCACGTCGTCGACACCAGTGGCGACCTCGTGCGCCGTCCCGCCATCGAGTTCGACCGCGACCGAGGCCGAGCACGCTGCCTCCGATGCCCCGCCCACTGGGACACCGAAGCCCAGCTCCACCAGCTCGCCCGAGTCCTCGTCGAACAACAACACGATCTCCGCATCTCGTGAACCCGCAGGTGATCAGCTACCGTGTGCTCACCGCGGTAGAGCCTGCCCAAATACAGGAGCGCTCCCGCATGCCGCACCGCCACTCCCGTCTCGGCCGCAGCACCCACCAGTCGCTCAAGCGGATCTGGCAGGACAGGCCCAAGGACGACGACACCGCGAGCCGCAGCACCACGCCGACCCTCGCCTACGGATGCGTCGCCCACGACCACTGCGACCGGCCACTGATCGACGGGTGTCCCATCCCGCTCTGTGCCCACCACGTGCGCGAGGTCTACGTCTACGCGCAGGAGCTGATCAGCGAGCGCCTGATCCCGGTCGTCGACGAGCTGGTCGCCGAGTACCAGCAGCAGGACCCGCAGACAGGCTGACCGCGAGGGGCCGCCGGTGACCAGACGCCGAGGTGGCCGAGCCTGGCGCGAAGCCCGCGCCGCGTTCCTCGCCACCACCGACGAGACCAACTGCTGGCTCTGCGGCCGCCACGTCGACCGCACCCTGCCCGGCAACCACAGGTGGGGACCCACCGCCGACCACCTCGTCTCCCTCATGGACGGCGGCCTCGAGTTACCCGAGCACGGCGCAGTCCTGCGCCTCGCGCACAACCGGTGCAACGCAGCCAGGTCCAACACCGCCCGCGCCCGCACCGGACTCCGACCACTCGGAGCCACCGGCCACGCATCGAGAGAGTGGTGACGATGCCCCGACTCACCCGAGCCCAGCTCGTCGGCCTCGGCGCCGGCGTCATGCTCGCCATCGGCATCGCGATCAGCACCGGCCTGCTGCTGCTCTACATCGTCGCCGACGTCCTCGCAGAGGGCTGACCAGCACAAACGCGGCATATCGGCAGGTCAGAGGCCCAATAAGATCCAGAGGGGGGTGCCGGTCACCCCGGCCTCTCCGGCCCCGTACCCCCCCTGGCGGGCGCCCAAATGGACGATCTAGGGGCGGTAAATGCCTCGAAAATGCCAAGAATGGGCCTCTGAGGCCATTTTTTAGCAAAAAGTCGGACTTTTTAGCAAACTTTTCCGGGAGGTGGCCGAAATGCGCGTTCCTGTGTGCGATACGTGCCCGGCCCCCGTCCTGCGCCGCAAGGGCTCCCGCGGGCCCCTGCCCAAGCGGTGTGACGCCTGCCGCGCCCCGAAGCCGGCCGCGAAGAAGCCCGCGGCCGCCCGCGCGCCGCGCACACCTGCACGCGGTGAGGTCGGGACCGCGCTGGCCGCCGAGCTCGCCGCGATGCCCGAGCGGGTGCAGGCGTCCACGGAGGCCGCGGCCGCCCGCGCGCTGGCCGTGCAGGTCGACCAGGGCCTGTCGATGACGGCGGCGACGCGGGAGTTGACGCGAGTCGTGGCGCTGCTGCGCGCGATGTCGCCCGCTGAGCGTGCGCTTGATGTGCGCGCCGAGGTCGCCGAGCAGGAGGTTCCGACAGGTGTCGCTCGCTTTACTGCCCGAGCCGCTGCGCGGCGCGCTGCGGCCGCGGGTTGAGGTCCGCCCGCCCGGGATCGTCGACTCGCTCGCCGATGACGCGGTCGACCTCGTCAAGGCGGGTGGGCTGACGCCGGACGACTGGCAGCGCGACGGGCTCGACCTGATGCTGTCGATCCGCGGCGATGGCGGCTGGGCGTGCCCGGACTACGCGGAGTGGGTGTCGCGGCAGAACGGGAAGTCTGCCGGGCTGCTGACGCCGCGAGCGCTGTACGGGTTCCTCGCGCTGGACGAGCACCTGATTCTGTGGTCTTCGCACCGGGTCGACACGACGATGCGGTCGTTCAAGTTCGTCGAGAAGATCCTGCGGAAGCTCGGCCAGCCGGCTCCGGGGCGGCTCGGCGAGTTCTACATCGAGTTCCCGGACCTCGGCACCACCGTGAAGATCAATGGGACGCACGGGCACGAGTCGTTCGAGCGCCTTGACACGCAGGCCGAGCTCAAGTTCGTCGCCCGGTCGGCGCGCGGTGGTCGTGGAATGGACCCCGAGTGTCTGATCCTCGACGAGGCGTTCGCGCTGAACGACGCGCAGATGGAGGCGCAGGCGCCGGCGACGGCGGCCCAGCCGAATGCGCAGGTGATCCTGACCTCGACACCGCCGCTGGACGGCGCGCAGGGCGAGGTGATGTTCCGGACCCGGGAGCGTGCCGAGTCGGACGACCCGGGCCTGATCGGGTACCGCGACTGGGGCCTCGCGGCGTCGCTGGACGAGCTCGCGGCGATGGCGCCGGAGGTGCGGCGCGCGTTCCTCGACGATCGGGCGAACTGGACACCGCCGAACCCGTCGCTGGGCTCGGGCCGGCTCACCGAGGCGGCGCTGGTGCGGCTGCGCCGGGTGATGTCCGAGGAGGGGTTCGCCCGCGAGTGCTTCGGCATGTGGCCGACGAAGGGCGCTGCAGGGTCGCGGCTGATCCCGGCGCAGGCGTGGCGGCTGCGGGAGGCGCCGGGCTCGTCGATCGAGGGCACGCCGGTGTTCGCGGTCGATGTGAACCCGGAGCGGACGGCGGCGGCGATCGTGGCGGCAGGGTTCCGGCCGAACGGCGGCGTGCTGGTGGAGGCGCCTCGCCCGGACCGGAACGCCGACCCGGACGAGGCGTGGCCGGTGGGTATGGACTGGGTCGTGCCGCGAGCGGTCGAGATCGACGGGTCGCATGGGCCTACGCGCTGGGGGATCGACCCGAACGGCCCGGCTGGGCCGCTCGCGCAGCAGCTGGAGGACGCAGGCCTGCAGGTGGTGCGGCTCAAGGGCCCGGATCTGGCGCGGGCGTGCATGAGCTACGTCGACGAGCTGCCGTTCCACCTCGGCGACGAGGTGCTGGACACGGCGGCAGAGGCGGTCCGGAAGCGCCCGATCGGTGATGGGGCGTGGGCGTTCGGTCGGCGCAACAGCGGGGCGAACATCGCCCCGAAGGTCGCGGCGGCGATCGCCCGGCATGTGCTGCTGGTGCACGGCGCGCTGGGGCCGTCCCCTGAGCCGCTTGCGGTGGAGCAGTCGAGCGCTCGGCTCGAGACGGCGGATCTGGCTCGGATGGGCTTCTGACGTGGCAAGGGAGGTGGACCTCGGATGACTGCACCGATCGGCGCGCCGACGTCGGAGCTGGGCTACGCGAACGCGGCGGGCTCGTGGTGGATGGCGCCGTCGGAGGAGACCACGCCGGAGCTGCGGTGGCCGCTGTCGGTCGCGGTGTACGACCAGATGCGCAAGCAGGACGCGCAGGTGGCGTCGGTGCTGCGGGCGGTGACGCTGCCGGTGCTGCGGACGCGGTGGCGGATCGCGCCGTCGGGTGCGCGCGACGAGGTGGTGTCGCAGCTGTCGGAGGACCTAGGGCTGCCGGTGCAGGGCGTCGACGAGCAGGCGGCGCCGTCGCGGCGGGTGCGGGACCGGTTCTCGTGGGCGGAGCACCTGCGGATGGCGATGCTGTCGCTGCCGTTCGGGCACTCCTACTTCGAGCAGGTGTGCCGGCTGGACGAGGCGGGGCGGGTGCGGCTGCGGAAGCTGGCGCTGCGCCCGGCTCGGTCGATCGCGAGCATTCAGGTGGCGCGTGACGGCGGCCTGGAGGGCATCGAGCAGTACGCGGGTGCGGACACGCTGGCCACGGTGAAGATCCCGGTGTCGCGGCTGGTCGCGTACGTGCACGAGCGCGAGGCGGGGAACTGGGTGGGGTCGTCGCTGCTCCGCCCGGCGTACAAGCACTGGCTGATCAAGGACCGGCTGCTGCGGGTGCAGGCGCAGACGATCGAGCGCAACGGGATGGGCGTGCCGCTGTACAAGGGCGGCGAGAAGGAGGCCAGCCTCGACGCCGGCCGGAAGCTGGCGCAGGACTGGCGCTCCGGTGACGCCGCCGGCGCCGCGGTGCCGTACGGCGCGGACCTGCTGCTGCGCGGCGTGGACGGGTCCCTGCCGGACGCCGACACCCCGATCCGGTACCACGACGAGCAGATTGCCCGCGCGGTGCTCGCGCACTTCCTGAACCTCGGCACGCAGACCGGGTCGTGGGCGCTGGGCACGACGTTCGCGGACTTCTTCACGCTGTCGCTGCAGACGGTCGCCGAGTCGATCGCCGATGTCGCGCAGCAGCACATCGTCGAGGACCTCGTCGACTGGAACTGGGGCCCGGACGAGCCGGCGCCGCGGATCGTGTTCGACGAGATCGGCAGCCGGCACGCCGCGACCGCGCAGGCGATCAAGCTGCTCGTCGACGCCGGCGCGCTGTCGAACGACCCGGCGCTGGAGCGGCACCTGCGCCAGCAGTACGGCCTGCCCGCGGCCGACGACACCGACCGGCCCCCGGCCGGCGACCCTGGAGGCACGGATGCCTGATCGTCCCCGTCTGCGCGCGGCCGCAGGCGCACCCCGGCCGTGGTATCGAGTCGGCCCGGTCCTGGCGCTGGCGGAGGGCCAGGCCGCCACCGAGGAGGCCGAGCCGGGTACGGCGTCGTCCTCGGCCGACGTCTACCTCTTCGACACCATCGGCGGCTGGTTCGGCGTCACCGCCGATGCGTTCGTCCGGGACGTGGCCACCCTCGACGTCGACCGGATCGTGCTGCATCTGAACTCGCCGGGCGGGGACGCGTCGGAGGGCGTGACGATCGCGAACATGCTGCGCGCGCACCGCGCCCAGGTCGAGGTGCGCGTCGACGGCCTGGCGGCGTCGGCGGCCTCGGTCATCGCGATGGCCGGCGACGAGGTCGTGATGGGCATCGGCTCGCAGCTGATGGTTCACGACGCGTGGGGTGTCGCGATCGGCAACGCCGCGGAGATGGCGCAGGCGCAGCGGATGCTCGACTCGACGTCGGACGCGCTCGCCTCGACCTACGCGGCGAAGGCCGGCGGGACCACGGAGCAGTGGCGCGAGGTGATGCGCGCCGAGACCTGGTACACCGCCGACGAGGCCGTCGCCGCGGGCCTCGCGGACCGGGTCGCAGCAGCCGACGAGACCGGCACCGCCGCGGGTGAGCAGATCACCCCGGGCGGCAGCAGCGGCTCGTTCTGGGACATGTGGGACAGCCTCGCCGCGCCGGACCGGTTCGACCTGTCCGCGTTCACCTACGCCGGGCGCGATCGTGCGCCCGCGCCCGCCATGCCGGGCCGTACAACTCCCGCCGCGTCCGCGGCCGGGCGATCCACAACTGAGAGGAGCGGCCTCGTGCCCTTCCTGGATGACGTCCGGCAGCGGCTCGGAGTCGCTGCCAACGCCGACGAGACCACCGTGCTCGCCGCGCTGGAGGAGGCGCTCGACGAGCGCGCCGACGGCGACGACGAGGACGACGACGAGACGAACACCCCGGCGCAGCTGCCCGAGGGCGTCGAGCCGGTCGACTCGCAGGCGCTGGCGCAGCTGCGTCGCGATGCCGAGCTCGGCCGGCAGGCGCACGCCCGGCAGGAGCGCGAGGACCGGGAGGCGCTCGTCGACGCGGCGATCGCCGACGGCCGGATCGCGCCGGCGAGCCGCGCCGCGTGGCTGACCAACCTCGAGGCCGACCCGGGTACGGGCGCGCGCGACACGCTCGCGTCCCTGCAGAAGGGCCTGATCCCGGTCGGCCCGCCGGTCGGGCACAACGGCGGCGCCGAGACCTCGGTGGATCCGCTCTACGCGAGCATCTTCGGGTCGGAGGCCTGAGTCATGGCTGACTACATCCCCGTGTTCAAGCCGGGCACGGACGTCACGTTCACCGCCGGCGCCGCCATCACCGGTGGCCGGCTGGTCGCGCTGTCCGCGGCCGAGACCGTCATCGAGACCTCGGCGACCACGGCGGCCTGGATGGGCGCCGCGGTGCAGGACGCCGCGTCGGGCGCGATGGTCGGAGTCACCTCGGGTGGCGTGCAGGAGCTGATCGTGAACGCCGCGGTCGCGGTGGGCGACATCCTCGTCCCGGCGGCGAACGGCCGGGTCACGCCGATCGCGGCCGGCACGAACTACGCCCACGTGGTCGGGATCGCGACGACCGCACAGTCGACGGCGGGGCAGACCTGCCGCGTCAAGATGGCCCGCTGACGGAGGACGAACGATGCCCTACACCTACCCGCCGGCGGCTCCCACCGTCACCGGCGATGTCACCAGCATCCACCGGCTGCTGCAGAGCCCGGAGCTGATCGCGCGTCGGCTCCGCACCATCGCCGAGCAGCGGTTCATCGCGGACGCCCTGCTGACGGGCCGCTTCACCGCGGTCGGCGGCGCGATCCAGTTCGAGCAGGGCGAGTCGCTCTACACCGACCGCGACCCGCGGGTCGTGCGGCCGGGCATGGAGTACCCGCTGGCCGGGATCACGCTCGGCACGACGCAGATCGCCGAGGTCCAGAAGTGGGGCCAGGACGTGCCCGTCACGGACGAGGCGATCGCCCGGCTGCTGCGCAACCCGATCGACCGCGCGTTCCTCAAGCTGGTCAACCAGATGGTCAAGAAGGTCGACAGCGTCGCGATCGCCGCGATCGCATCGGCGGTCACGCAGACCGCCGCTGCCGCCGCGGTGTGGACGACCGCCACGGCGAAGCAGATCTTCCTCGACGTGGCGAAGGCGAAGGCCGCCGTCATCGACCTCAACGACGGGTTCGAGCCCGACACCGTCGTCGTGTCCACCACCGCGTGGACGCACGCGATGGCGACGTTCGCCGACGCCGGCTACCTGCCCCGCGAGGACGGGAACTCCCCGGTCCTCACCGGCAACTTCCCGGTGATCGACGGGATGCGGTGGCTCGCCACCCCGAACATCCCGCTCGCGAACGCCGCGCTGGTCGTCGACTCGACGCAGCTCGGCGGCATGGCCGACGAGAACCTCGGCGGGCCGGGCTACGCCGGGTCGGTCGCGGGCATCGAGACCAAGAGCATCCGCGAGGACGAGACCGACGCGTACCGGCTGCGTGCTCGCCGCATCACGGTCCCCGTGGTGCTCGAGCCGAACGCCGGCTACGAGATCACGGGGGTGACCTCGTGAGCGAGTACATCGTGACCGGGCCGTGCGCGGTGGTGCACGTCGGCGACAAGATCCAGTACCTGTACCAGGGTGCGCCGCTGCCCGACGGGCTCGACGCCGACGAGGTGAAGCGCCTCGAGGGCCGCGGGCTGGTCGGGAAGCGGGACCAGGGCGACCTGGTCGTCGGCAGCGCCGCGGCGGACAAGCCGCGTCGGCCGGCCGCGTCGAAGGACTGACCGGTGTCCGCGCTCGACGTGCTGTCCGTGGCCGAGGCGCGGGAGTACCTGAACATCCGGCTGTCGTTCGATGCGTCGAAGACGGCCGAGATGGAGGGCTTCATCGCCGCGGCGGTGCGTCGGGTCGACCGGCACCTGTTCGGCGGCGACGGCCGGTCGCTGGCCGACGACCCTGACGCCGTCGAGCCGGAGCAGTCGCTCGCGGTCCGGGTGGTGCTGGCGGACTACTACCGCCCGCAGTCCCGGGCCGCGACGGTCGCCACCGGGCCGACCGTCGAGGACGTCGGCGTCGGCGGCCGGGCCCCGCTCGGTGCGCGCCTGACCGAGCTCCTCGGCCCGCCCGCGGCTGACGTGTCGGAGTCGGCTGTCGCCGCGGCAACAGCCAGCGGCCCGCAGGGGTCGTTCCCGGCGCCGATGGCGTGGCCCGACCCGGCCCCGTGCTGGGTGGTTCGGTGACCGGCAGCCCGGCGCCGCTGCTGGTGGTGGCGCTGCACGCCACGGTGGCCGCGTACGCCCGCACGTTGGCCGATCCGGACGTCGCGGAGGACTTCCCGCGGGTGGTGCGGGTCGACCTGGGCGTGCTCGGCGAGGAAGGCGCGGACGGCCAGTACGACGAGCTCGCCGCGATCGGCATCGGCGTCACCGGCAGCACCGACCGCGACGTCGACCAGCAGGTTCGGCGCCGTCTCGGCGGCCAGGACCTGACGGTGGACGTGGGATGCCGGGTGCAGGCGATGGCCGAGGACGAGACGCGGGCGTCGGCGCTGGTCCGCGCGTACGAGGTGCTGGACATGATCCCGGCGGCGGTCGCGGCTACGCCGGATCTGGACCTGCCGTCCGGGGTGCTGACGTCTCGGCCCTGGGTGGCGCGGGTGGCGCTGTCGTGGCTCGAGGACCCGCAGCTTCCGCCGCAGGCCGCGCTCGACGTGACCGTGCGGGCCTCGGCGTTCCAGCCCCGCGCCTGATCGCAGTCCGAAGTAGTTCCGCCCCCGGCGTCCGCTGCGGGGCTCGTTCGCATGCAAGGAGGAGCCCTCGTGGCAGAGCAGAAGGTCGTCGGGTTGGTCGCCAACCCGAACGCCCCGGAGGACTGGGTCGAGATCGAGCAGAAGGGCATCGACGGGACGACGCGCGTGCACCCCCGCTCGGTGAAGCACTGGGAGGCCCGCGGCTGGTCCGCGGTCAAGGAGACGAAGGCGCGGCCCGCCGCGTCCGGTAAGGAGTCCTGAGACATGGCCGCCACTCCACTGAACGTCGCCGAGCCGTTCTCCGCGCTCGACGGCCTCGAGGTCGTCTACGTGCCGGTCATCGCGGCGACGACGAACATCCCGACCCGTGTCGAGATCAACGCCGGCACCGACCTCACCTCGGAGATCACGGCGTGGGAGGGGTTCGAGGTCGAGCCCGGTGAGATCGAGATCCGCCGTCTGGGCAAGCGTCTGCGCGGCAGCATCCCCGGCGAGATCACGATCACCTCGGGGCGGCTCGACATCCTCGCCGACCGCGGCAACGACGACGTGCGCGACGTCCTGCCCGACGGCACGGTCGGCTACATCGTCTTCATGGACGAGGGCGACACCCCGACGAAGCTGATGGACATCTGGCCGGTCCGGGTCAACCGGCTGTCGAAGATCCGCTCGATGGAGAACGCGACGCTGCTCCGCGTGCGGTTCACGCACGACGAGCTGCCCGTCGAGGACATCGTCATCCCGGCTGCAGTGTGAGCCTGCGGGGGCGGCTGGTCGCACAGCAGCTCCCGACGCGCACGGTCACCCTGGCGCCAGCTGTGCAGGGCGCGGATCCCGACGTCGTCGAGGTCCGCGCCCTTCCCGCTCCCGAGTGGGACGCGCTGGTGCAGCTCCACCCACCGACCGAGCAGCAGGCCGAGGACGGGTGGGGGTGGAACCTCGCGACGTTCCGGCCGGCGCTGCTCGCGGCGTGCGTGGTGTCCCCGGACGACGAGGGCGACCCGCTCACCGAGGCCGAGTGGGCGCAGCTGCTGCTGAAGATGCCCGTCGGTGACCGCGAGCTGCTGTACCGCACCGCGGTCGACGTGAACGAGAACCGTTGGCCGGGCGCTGACGTGGGAAAAGGTTCCGGGTAGACCCGCTGTTCGATCTGCAGATGGACTACTGCGGGCCGCGTGGTCTACCCCGCTCGAAGTTCCTCGGCTGGCCGAAGGACGACCAGGACGCGGCGATCGTGTGGGTCATCCGGGAACGGTCGGTGCACGCGGCGTGCGGGACCCGCCGTGAGGACTGGGACCCGGAGCAGGGCGGTCATCCGCGCGCGTTCGTCGCGACGGTCGACGTGTGCCCGGGCTGCGCTGCACTGGAGAACCGGCAGGCCAGGTTCGACAAGCAGCGCGAGAAGGGCGACCTCGAGCCGGGGTCGTCGCTGGTGCTGCGCAGGCAGGAGGGGCTCCCGTGAAGATCACGGTACGGATCCCGAAGCACCGCCAGTTCGGAGCGCTGGCGCGCCGGTTCCGGGCTGCCGGGGACGGCACGCTGGAGCGCGACCTCGGCGCCGGGCTGCAGCAGTCGGCGCCGCCGGTGCTGGCGAAGGTCCACGCCCGCGTGATGGCCGCGTCGTTCCCGGCGTCGCCGTCGAAGGGCGGCGGCCGCTCGACCGGGTTCCGGGCGGCGCTGGCGGGCGCGACGAAGACCGAACCGCTCGCGTCGCCGGTCGGCGTGCGGTTCTTCGTCGACGGCGACGCGCTCGGCCGCGGCGGCACGGGCAGGGCCGGGCACCGGCTCGCGATGTACACCGAGGGCATCGCCCGCAACCGGTGGCGGCACCGGGCGTTCGGCCGCGACCCGGAGGACCCGAAGAGCTGGTTCAACCAGCTGCCCGACCCGTGGTTCTTCCCGACCTTCCCCGGCGAGGAGTCGCGGTTCGTGCGGGTCGTTGAGCAGGCGATGGACAAGACCGCGCGGCGGATCTTGGGATGAGGAGCGCATAGGTGAAGTGGCTGATCCCGTACGCGGGCGAGACGTTCACGTTCGACGACGAGCGACTGTCGGCGTCGGAGGCCCGGCTGCAGAAGCGGATCACCGTCGGCATGGCGCCCTTCGTGGCCGAGCGGGCGCGTGAGCAGATGGACCCGGACGCCTGGGTCGCGGCGCTGGTGATCGGCCGGCTGCGGTCGGGCCTCGACGCGATCGCCGCGGCCGACATCGACGCCGACGAGGTCGACCTCATGGCTGCGATGAAGCTGACCCGCGAGGCCGGCCAGGCGGAGGTGCGCGACCTGCGCGCCGCAGCGAAGGCCGCCCCCGACGCCCCGGCCGATGTCGAGGCGCCCGCCGCGCCGGAGGCCGCCGCCTCCTGACCCTGCTCGACCACCCCCGCCCACCTGCTCGGAAGCGCACACGGAGAGGGGGTGATGACGCATGTCCCGGTCGATGAACTTCGACGTCACCGCGAACGACAACGCCTCGCGCGAGTTCCTCGCGATGGCCGCAGCGGCGGAGAAGCTCGAGGACAGGCTCAAGAAGCTCGACCGGCTGACGGTCGAGCCGACGGCGCAGCTGAACATCACGCCGGCGACGCGGTCGGCGCAGCAGCTGCAGACCCGCCTCGACGCGCTGAAGAACGTGCGCGCCACGGTGGAGACGCCGGGCGCCGCGGAGGCACGCCGCGACGTCACGGCCCTGGTCGTGGAGATGCGGAAGCTGCGCAACGTCCGCGTGCGCCTGGACGTCGACGGCACCGCGAAGGCCGACGTCGCCGCCCTGGCGACGGCGCTGCGCACCATGTCGCGCGACGTCAAGGTCAAGGTCGAGCTCGACGACGGCACGTTCCTGCGGGACGTCACCCGCCTCAACGAGCAGGTCGCCGCGCTGACCGGGTCGACGGTCCGGATCGACTTCGACATCCAGCCACCCGACATCGAGGCCCGGCTCGCCTCGATCGCCGCGTCGCTGCGGACCCTGCGCGGCACCACCACGCACAAGGTGCAGGTCGACACCGGCGACGCCGAGGGGTCGGTCGCGGAGATGACCGCGTCTCTCGCCGGCCTCGCTCGCGCCCTGGCCGTGCCGATCGCCGTCCCCGCGCTGATCTCCGCCGCGGCCGGGCTGGGCGCGCTCGGCGCGTCAGCACAGGATCTCGTCGGCGCCATCGGCCTGATCCCCGGCGCCGGTGCGGCGGCCGGCGCCGCGCTCGCGACTCTCGGCCTGGGCATGGCGCACGTCGCCGACGCCCTCGGCCCGACGGGCACCGCCGCGCAGGTCAAGAAGGTCAACGAGGCCCTCGCCGCGCTGTCGCCGTCCGCCCGCGAGGTCGTCGGCACGCTGCGCGGGCTGGGCCCGGCGTTCTCCGAGATGCGCCTGTCGGTGCAGGAGGAGCTGTTCCGGGACCTGACCGACGTCATCGAGCCGCTGGCGAAGTCCTACCTGCCCTCCCTCGAGTTCGGGCTGTCCGGCATCGCCAAGGAGATGAACAACAGCGCGGCCTCCTTCGCGAAGTGGGCGATGTCGGAGCCCGTGATCGCCGACGTCAACACGATCCTGGCGAACACCCGCACCACGATGCGCGAGCTCGCCCCGGCCGGGGTGAACGTCGCCGCCGCCCTCACCGACATCGCGACCGTCGGCTCGGAGTTCCTGCCCGAGCTCGCCGCCGGTGCGACGACCGCGACCGCGAAGTTCCGCGAGTTCGTCGCCGAGGCCCGGAAGTCCGGCGAGCTGGAGCGGTGGATCTCCGGCGGCATCACCTCGCTGCAGCAGCTCGGCAACATCGCCGGGAACGTCGGCTCGGTCCTCGGGTCGTTCTTCGCCGCCAGCATCGACTCCGGGTTCGACCTGCTCGGCTCGGTCGAGCGACTCACCGGTGAGCTGTCGACGCTGATGTCCTCGGTCGAGGGCCGCACCGCGCTGGTCGACACCTTCCGCGAGTCGGGGGAGGCGGTCCGCGCGCTGCTGCCTGGCATCCGCGAGCTGTCTGGCGCGGCGCTGTCGACCATCGGGTCGTTCGCGCAGACCGACGGGCTGGAGCGGTTCACCACCTTGGTGTCGAACCTCGCGATCGCGGTGTCCCCGCTGGTCGCGCAGCTCGGCGAGCTCGCCGGTGGCACCCTGGGCGCGCTCGCGGGCGGCGCACAGATCGCCGTCGGGGCGCTCACCCCTGTCATCGCGCTGGTGTCCGGGCTGGTCGACGGCCTCGGTCCGGTCGGGCCCGCCGTCCTGGCCGCGGTGCTCGCGTTCAAGGGGCTGGGCCTGGTGGCCGGGCCGGTCGCGGCGCTGGGCGCCTCGATGCAGGTGGCCGCCGTGTCCGCGGCGGCGTTCGCGGGCCGCATGACAGGCTCGGCGGCGATCGCGGCCGCGGCCGGGACGTCCACGCTGGCGCTCGGTTCGGCGGTCGGCGCGCTGGGCAGGGCGCTCCCGATCGTCGGTGTCGCCGCCGTCGGGCTGGGCCTGGCGCTGTCGTCAATGTCGGTGTCGGCCGACGACGCGGTCACCGCACTGCGCTCCGGCGGTGTCGCCGCGGACAACATGCGCACGGCACTGCTTGAGCAGCAGGGCGTGTCGCAGGCCGGCCGCTCCGGGTTCGACGACTGGGCGAACAGCGTCAACACCTGGGTCAACAGCAACGTGTTCGGCATCGCGTCGATCGAGTCGACGAACGAGGCGATCGGGCAGCAGCGCACCGAGATGTCGTCGCTGCAGATCGCGCAGGAGGCGGCCACGGTCGCGCAGAACGAGTACCAGGAGGCGGTCAACGAGACCGGCTCCGGCTCGCAGCGATCCCGGGACGCGGCCTACGAGCTCGCCACCGCGACCGACCGGGTCGAGGCCGCGCAGCGCGCCGCAGAGGACGCGACGCAGTCGTACTCCGATCGGCTCCGCGACCAGGTGTCTGCTGTCCAGTCCGCACTGGGGGCGAACGTCCAACTGGAGGACGCGATCGCCCGCGTCGCCGAGGCCGAGAAGGCCGCGAACGACGCCGCGGCCGAGTACGGCGCCGGGTCGAACCAGGCGGCCGAAGCGACGCGCGAGTACGTGCTCGCGGCCGACCAGGCCGCGAAGGCGGCGCAGCAAGTGGCCGAGGAGTTCGGCGGGGCGGACGCCGGATCGGCTGCCTATGGGGCCACCCTCTTGAACCTTGCCGCGAATGCCCAGGGCCCGGCGCGCGACGCGCTGCTGTCGCAACTGTCGATGCTCAGCCAGACGCGGCTGGACTACCTCTCGGCCGGTGCCGCGGCGCTGGGGTTCGCGACGCAGGTCATCGAACTGCCGGACGGGAAGACCGTCACCATCGCGATCGACCCCGAGACGGGCGAGATCGTTGACACCCAGACCCTGATCGACAGCATGCGGGACGGCGAGGTCGAGATCAACCTGGAGACCCAGGAGGCGCTCACCGACCTCGAAAGCCTGGTCGGGGTGATCAACGGCTCCGGTGGGTCCATCCGCATCGACGGCAACCCACAGGCGGCCGGTGTTGCGCTGCAGTCGGTGCTCACCGCGATCTCCGAAGGCCGGGAGACGGTCGAGATCAACGGCGAGTCCATGCCTGCGCAGCAGGCCCTTGACTTGGTGATGGCGCAGATCCGGGCGTCGAACGCCGAGGTCACGATCGGCGGCCAGAACTACCCGGCGGCCAGAGTCCTCGACGACACCCTCGCCGCGATCCGGTCGGGCCGCGACGACGTCACGATCGGCGGCCAGTCGCTCCCGGCGCGGAGCGTGCTCGGGGTCCTGCTCGGCGACGTCGGCCGGGCGAGCTCGACCATGACGATCCTGGCCCGCGACGGCGGGGTCGGCGCGATGAAGGCGGCGCTGTCCCGGCCGTCGTCGTCGACGCACACCATCACCGTGGTGACCCGCGGCGGCGACTACCGGACCATCGGCGTCGGCACCCAGACCCGCAACCACGACGGCAACGTCATCCCCGCCTCGTCGACCTGGTACGCCGGCGGCGGCACCTTCCCCGGCCGCCCGTTCCGGGCCGGGACCGCGCAGCGGTTCCCCCCGCGGCACCTGCGCTACACCGGCGACCGCACGGACAAGGACGAGTTCTACCTGCCCGACAACGGGGTGCCGCGCACGATGGCGCTCGGCACCGAGTGGGCCCGCCGCCGCGGCATGGACCTGGTGCCGCGCAACACGATGAGCACCGCCGGTGCGGGCGCGCCGCGCGGCGGCGTCGCCGCTCTCGCGCGCGTCCTCGACACCCGCACCGGCACCGGCGGCGGCCCGGTCACGGTCAACCAGCAGGAGGTGGTGGCCGCGGTGCGCCAGCTGTCCGCGATGATGCGCGCCGGGTACAGCCCGCCCGACGCCGTCGCCGGCCCCATCGTGGCCGGCCTCGTGCGGATCGAGCGGGCACTCGGCGCCGGCCCCTCCGGTGCGGCGCGCGCCCAGGCGTCGAGGTCCAGCGCCGAGCTGCTGCCGGGCTGGTCCTGACGTGGCCGACTACGACGACACCTACCTCGTCGATGGCGTCGACCTGCACAACTACGCGACCCGCATCGAGGTCGCCGAGAACCTGCAGTCGACACCGGACCCCGTCGGGGAGGACATCGTGCTGCCCGGGCGGGACGGCGCGATCGAGGTGTACGGCCTGCCGGGGCAGCCGCGCCGCCCCGACAGCACGGCCAGCATCACGTTCACGATGTCGCTGATGGGCGTCGACCCCGACACCGGCGAGTTCGTCGGTGACGACGGCAGCGCCGAGCACTACTTCGCCCGCTGGGACGAGCTGGTGCGACTGTTCCACCGGCGCCGGTTCCCGATCGACCATCCCCGCCCGGACGGGACCCGGCGCGCGTACGGCCACCTCGAGGCAGGGCTCGCGCCGTCGCGGGAGCCAGCGTCGCCGTGGTTCGGCCGGTTCTCCGCGTCGGTCGCGATCCCGGCCGGGCACTGGGAGGACCTCACCGACACCAGCACCGGCACGGTGTCGCTGACCACCGGGGGCACGTTGCCGCTCGCGGTGTTCGCCGCGGCGACGGCGCCGTGCACGGGGCTGCGGGTGCGGTTCGGGGCCGGGTCGAACCCGCGGCTCACGCTGTCGACGGGCTACCTCGGCTGGGCCGGGGTCATCTCGTCGGGGCGGCAGCTGCTCGTCGACGCCGCGACCGGGCTGACGAGCCAGGGCACCGGGACGGCGTGGACCCCTGGCTACGCCGGCCTGGACTACTCGCCCGGCCCGGGCCTGTTCGAGATCGATCCGTCCGAGCCGCTGTCGGCTGTGCTCACGCACACCGGCGGCGGGTCGATGTCCGTCGAGGTGGCCGGGCGCCGCCGCTACCGAAGCAGTTGAGGAGCACAGCGTGGCGTTCACCCTGATCACGGTCACGGCGACGGTGAAGAACCCGGACGGCTCCAACGCGACCGGGTCGGCGGTGTTCCGGCCGGTGACGACGATGCGCAACAGCGCGGGCACGTCCCAGACCACCGCGGCCGCCGAGGTCCCGGCCGCGATCACCGCGGGGGCGCTGTCGGTGCAGCTCGCGGCGACTACCGACACCGGCACCACCCCGACCGGGGTGATGTACGAGGCGGTGTTCTACCTCAACGGGCAGCGGAAGCCGCGGAAGTTCTACTTCGCGGTACCCCACGACGGGGGGGCGCTCGATCTCGACTCGGCGACGATCGTAGAGACGCACCCGAACGCGATCACCGTGCCGACGCCTGGGCCTACCGGCCCCGCGGGGCCTACCGGCGCGACGGGAAGCACCGGCCCTGCCGGACCGACGGGACCGGCCGGACCGACGGGCCCTGCCGGGCCGACCGGCGCCACGGGCCCGACCGGACCCGCCGGCCCGGAGGGGACCGCGAGCGTCGCCGCCACCACGCAGGCGGGCACCGCCTACACCCTCGCCCTTGCCGACGCCGGCACCGCGGTCGAGCTGACTGCGGCGACCGCGACCGCGGTCACGGTGCCGCCGAACAGCGACGTCGCTTTCCCGGTCGGGGCGGTGCTGGAGCTGCTGCAGTACGGCGCCGGTCAGGTCACGGTCGCGCCCGGCGCGGGAGTCACGATCCGCACCGCGGGCACGCTCGCCACTCGGGTGCAGTACTCGGCGCTGTCGCTGCGCAAGCGCGGCACGAACGAGTGGGTTCTCACCGGGGACACCGCGTGATCGGGGTGCAGTCGCGGCGCGCCGTCGCGCGGCGGCCGCTGCACCGCCGCGCCACCGCGCCGGTTCGCACGGAGGTCCGGAACGCGGCCGGGACGCTGCTCGCGACGTTCACCGACGGCGCCCGCACTGTGTCGCTGCTGGGCGCCGAGCGGACGTTCACCGAGACGAAGCCGCCCGTGCTCGACCAGTTCGCCCGCACCGTGTCGTCAGGGTGGGGGCCCTCCCCCAACGGCGGCACCTGGGGCAACTTCGGCGGCGTCGACGCCGACTTCTCCGTGTCAGCAGGCAAGGGCCGCATCTCCGCGCCGACCACGAACACCTCCCGGTACACCCGCCTCGCCGACGACGTCACCACCTACGACATGCGGACCACGGTCACGACGGACACCATGCCCGTCGGCGCCGCGAACGTGGCCGCGCTGATCGGCGGCTGGGCCTCGACGACTGCGCACATGCGCTACCAGCTCACGCTCAACCCGTCCGGGCTGGTGTCCTGTCTGATCTCCCGTGTCGTCGGCGGCACCGCAACCACCATCGCCGGGTCGACCACCGTCGGGACTTCCGGCACCTACGTGGCCGGGCAGGTGTGGCACATCCGGGCCACCTTCGACGGCACGACGCACACCATGCGGGCGTGGAAGGACGGCGACACCGAACCCGTCTCGCCCAACCTCTCGGTCGCCGACACCACCTACCCGACCGGGCGCATGGGCGTGCGGACCCTCGCCGCGACGTCCTCGACAAACAACCCTGTGTTCCTGTTCGACGACTTCACCGCAACCGCGGCCTGGCCCGCCAACCCGACGATCACGCACTCGACATGGGTCCGGGTCCTGCCCGCCGCGTTCGCCGGCATCGTCAACCCGACGTGGCTCGCGGCTGCGCTGGCGGACACCAGCCTCGACGTGCTGGCGCTGTCGATGCAGTACATCACCGGCGCCGCGACCGTCATGGACGGGCCGCAGAAGATCGCGGGCGACGCCCACTACGGGCCGCTCAACGCGGCAGGCGGCCGCGACGTCGGCGCCGACTTCAACGACTACCTGGGTCTCGACTGGACCTACACCGGCGTGGACAGCGCAGAGTCGGCCGAGCTCGACTCGCTCGACTGCTCGGGCTTCCTCCGGATCGTGTGGGGCTACCGCGCCGGCCTGCCCCTGTCGCTCAACGCCGTCGGCAGCGGGCAGCTGCCCCGCGTGTCCCGTGACCAGCTCGACTCCGGGCCGGGGGTGATCATTGTTCCGCGTACCGGGGCGCAGATCACGGACCTGACCCCGCTCCGGATCGGTGACATCGTCGGCTTTGACGCCACGGCCGATCTCGACGAGTACGACGGCGAGATCGACCATACCGGCATTTACCTCGGCCTGGGCACCGACGGTGCCTACCGCTTCATCTCGTCCCGGAAGACGCCCGACGGGCCGACGTTCGCCGATATGGGCGGACCCTCCCGGCTCGACGGAAGCGGCATATACGCGCGCAAGCTGCGCACGATCCGGCGGTTCTGACCGGTGGCCGCGCTGACTCCTGCCCTCTTCGCGGTCGACGGGTCAACCCTGATCCCGCTGCCTGCCTGGACGAAGCTGCAGCTCGCGCCGCAGCGCAACTCGCCTGGCTCGGTCACCGTCGACTACCTCGCCGGCGCCGACGGGTTCGACGTCCTGCACGACGGCGTCGGCGCCCGCCCTCCCCGCGCGCTCGAGATCGAGGTGTGGCTCGGCGGCAACGCCACCGGCGCGCTGCGCGGCTACCTGCTCCGCAAGGGCGGCGACGCGCTCTCCCCGGACAGCTCGTGGACGTTCGGCGGGCACTTCCTCGAGTGGCTCCTCGGCAAGGCCCTCGTCGCCCCGCAGACGAAGACCAGCGCCAACCCCAAGGGCGAGCTCATCTTCTCGGCCGTCACCTACGGCACGATCCTCATCACCGTCCTACAGCAGGCCCAGGCCCGCGGCGCGCTCACCGGCGTCACGTGGGACTTCTCGACCACCCACGACAGCAACGGCGTCGCGTGGGCGTCGAACGTCACCAGCCTCAAGTTCAGCCCGAAGACGACCGTCCTGCAGGTCGCCGAGAAGGGCGTCGAGCTCGGCATGGGTGAGTTCGACATGACCGGGGCCCGGGTGCTGCGCGCCTACAACCCCGACGGGCGCGGCGTCGACCGCACCCTCGACGCGCCCCCGCTCACGTTCGCGCACACGATCAACCTCGCCGAGCACTCGCGCCGAGAGACCGCCGAGCAGGCCGGGTCCGCCGTCCTCGCCGCCGGCGGCCAGGGCCTCTACGACTGGGCGGAGAACGCGACCGCGCTGGCCTCGCTCGGGTTCCGCGCCGAGGTCGCCGCCGACGCCGGGCAGATCGCCACCCTCAGCGGGGTCGAGGCGTTCGCCGCCGCGCAGGCGCAGACCCTGTCGACGGGCGCCGCCGAGTACGCCTCCACCGTCGCGCTCGCCGCCGGCGCGCCCCGTCCGCTGCTCGACTACGGCGTCGGCGACTGGGGCTACGCCGTCACCGGCACCGAGCGGCGCCGCCTCCGGGTCGCGCAGCTCGACCTGGAGTTCCTGCGCGGCAGCCCCCCGCAGATCACCGTCGTGCAGTCGGACCTGATGACCGACGCCCTCGCCGCCCTCTACCGGCGCCTGGCCGCGGTCTCGTCGGGCGACGCTGTCGTCGGCACCTCGACCGCCACCCCGGGCGACGACACCACCGCCCCGGCCGCCCCGACCGGGCTGGTGGTCGACTCGATCGCCTACCAGGACGACGAGCACTCGCAGACCCTCGCCGCGGTCACCGTCGGCTGGTCGGCGGTCGTGACGAACGCAGACGGCCCGAACACCCCGCAGGCACAGGCCGCGCAGCTGATCCTCGAACGCTTCCAGTCGGGCCTCGCCGTGTCCGAGGAGTGGACGTGGCCCGAGGCGCCGCAGCTGGTGAACGACCACAACGACGAGCTCCTCGCCGGGTGGAACAACACCGGCGACGCCGAGACCTGGCTGGCCGGCTACGTCAGCGACCACAGCTCCGGCGCGTCCGCCGCCGACGACATTGCCGGCTACAAGGTGGCGCTCGCCTACCTCGGCATGTCGCAGGTCGGCGGCATCCCCAGCTCCAACCCGGTCGACGCGATCATCGCGTTCAACGAGGTCACCCCGTCCACCGGCACCACGGCGACGACGTTCACGTTCGGCGGGGTCGAGGCCGACGCGAGCATCGCGGTGCGCGTCGCCGCGTTCGACAACTCCGGGAACCAGGGCCCGTGGTCGGTGCCGTTGCAGCACACCACGGCCGTCGACAACGTGCCCCCGCCGCAGGCCGCCGCGCCGACGCTGCGGGTCTGGTTCGAGACCCTCGACATCGCCTCGAGCGGGCTCGGGTCGGTCGGCGAGCCCATGCCCAGCGACTACGACCACACCCGCGTGTTCCTGTCCCGCTCGGCCAGCATCACCGCGCCGGCCGGGGCGAGTTCACCGGTCGCGTTCGTCCCCGCCGAGACGGGCCGTCAGCACGTGGCGAACCTGTTCGGCGCCGGGACGTGGAACCAGCCGGACCTGCCGATCGGCATCGGCTACTACGCGGCGCTGCAGCACGTGGACCGGGCGGGCAACGCCGGCCCGATCTCGACCGTCGCGGGACCGGCCACGGCCGAGCAGCTGGTCTCGGCGCAGCTCATCGACTCGATCGTCACCGCGCCGAAGATCGCGGACTTCGCCGTCGGCAGCGTGAAGATCGTGGACGCCGCGATCATCACCGCGAAGATCGCCGACCTCGCCGTGAACTCGGCGAAGATCAGCGCGCTCGACGTCGGGAAGCTCACCGCCGGCACCATGACGGCGACGGTCACCCAGTCCGGACTGATGCGCACCGCGGCCTCGGGGAACCGGGTCGAGTTCGACGCCTCCGGGCTGCGGCTCTACAGCGGCTCCACCGTCGTGGGCCGCTGGCAGACCTCCGACGCGTCGATGCTGATGACCGGCACCTACATGTCGGCACTGTCCGGCGAGCGGATCAACATCCTCCCGGACGGCACCCAGCGGTTCTACCCGGCGTCGGGCAGCAACTACAGCCAGATCAACAACTTCGGCAACGACCTCATGATCCGGGGCATCCTCGACGGGAACGGCCGCTCGGGCCGGATGAACGTCAACGCGCTCGGCGCCGGCATGAACTTCTCCGCCGAGTCCGAGATCCCCAGCGACCTGCGGTCGGAGATGGTCGTCTTCGACCGCCGCGCCCGGGTCACCGCCCCGCTCATCAACTTCGAGGTCAACGGGAAGCTCACCCCGCCCGACGGCTCGTTCCGCCGGATCGCGTTCTCCCAGACCAACTCCTCCGGGGTGCAGATCGCCTCGTCGGTGCTGGAGTACAAGCTCGACACCGGCTCCAACCCGGGCATGGTCGCAATCTCCCGCAACGCCGGCTGGAAGGCCGAGGCCGGGTCGATGCTCGTCGTCAACGCCGCGATGGACACCTTCGTCGCGGTCAAGGCCAGCGACTTCGTCATCTCCTCCTCGGAGACGGTGAAGGAGGAGATCGCCGACATCCGGGCCGTCGTAGACCCGCTCGCCGCGATCCGGGCCGCGCGCGCCCGGAAGTACGTCTACACGTCCGACCGCTGGTACACCCCGCCCCCAACCGAGGCCGACCCCGACCCCGACCCGGTGCCGGTCGCCGACCCGCCGACTCGGCTCGGTGTGCTCGCCGAGGAGATGCCGGCCGTCCTGGTCCGGGACACGCCCGACGCGAACGGCGGCACGGTCGCGAGCATCAGCATCCCCGACCACCTCGCGCTGCTGCACGGTGCGCTCAACCAGATCAGCGACCGGGAGATCCGGTCCGTCGCCGGGCGCACGCTGGTCCCGTCCGGGCCGTCCCTCGCCGGCGCCGTCCGGGAGCTCGCCGTCACCTGGGACGAGGAGCCGCTCGAGGTGCCCACCGGCGGCATCACCACGATCTACGCCGCGATCGAGTGGCTGGGCAAGACGACGGCCCAGATCAAGCCCGGGTCGCTGACCCTGACCGGCTGCACCGTCGTCGTGAAGACGCTCGCCACGATCTCGCCGAGCTCGGGCAGCCCGATCACCGTCGAGGCGCAAGCGCTCTACGACTACGTCCCGCCCTACGTCCCGGAGGAACCGTGAGCAACCAGCAGGCGACCGTCTCACCCGAGCGGATTGTCGCGATCCTGCAGCGCACCGAGCTCGGCGCGGCGATGTGGCGGGCCGCCACCTACGAGGCCATCTCCGAGGTGCAGGCCGAGCGGATCTCCGAGCTCGAGCGGCAGCACGGCCCGGCCGCGGACGAGGGCAGCCCGGCGGCCACGGATGTCTGAGCACGACTGGCCGAAGCGCTACCACCCCGCCCGCTACGTCGACGGCGACTACGTCATCGACGAGGCAGTCACCGTGGAGGGCTACCAGCTGCAGCCGGCCACCTGGAACGCGCTCGCCGCATGGTGCGGCGGGGTCCGAGTCCTCGACTACGCCGGCAACCAGGCGCTCGCCGTGAACAGCTCCCTCGACGAGGACGACGTCGCGCACCTCGGCGACTTCGTGATGCGCACCGACGACAGCTGGACGGTCTCGCGCGCTGACGGGCACTACCAGCGGTGGGCCGCGTCCTGACCACGACCGCGACCACGCAGGCCGCCACCGTCATGCCCGCGCTGCTGGAGTACGGCGTCCTCGGCATCGTCGTCCTGCTCGCACTGGCGGCCATCCGCGTGCTGTTCTCCCGCGAGACCGCGGCCCACGACCGGGAACGCGAGCGCGCCGACAACAACGCCGACCACATCCGCGAGCTCAACCAGGTCATGCGGGACCAGGTCATCCCGGCCGTGACCAGCGCAACCGCCACCGTCGCCAACGCGGCCGCGGTCCTGCGCGACGTAGTGGAGCTGATCTCTCGTGACAAGGAGCGGTGAGGCCATGCCGTGCCCGCGCACCAGCGAGCAGACCAAGCGCGAGCGGGAGCAGCTGCGCGCCGAGACCGTGGCGGTCACAGCGGAGCTCGCCGCCATCACCTCCCGCCTGCAGGAGTACGTCGTCGACCTGCAGGGCCTGATCCGCCAGATGCAACGCACGAACGGGGAGACCAGTGGATGAGCTCAAGGCCCGGGCGAAGGCGCTCGGCGACGACGTCGAGGCGCTGACCGAGTCTGTCGACCGCCTCGCGGAGCGGCAGACGAAGACCGAGCAGAACAACCGGGCGCTCGTCGTGGCGCTGCTGCTCGTCGTCGCCCTGGGCGGGTTCGTGGGGTACGTCGCGTTCCGCGCGGAGCGCGCCATCGACGATGGCATCGCGGTGCGGCAGGACGTGCTGTGCCCGGTGTTCGACCTCGTCGTCGGCGGCTACGACCCCGAGTCCCGGCCGGCCGGCCCGGCGCGCGAGACCTACATCGAGAACCAGCGGGTGATGCGCGAGGCCCGCGACTCCCTCGACTGCCGGGGCGACCTCGTGCCGCGGCGGACAGGGTGACCTGCGCCGGCTGGATCGCGGTCGGCGTGGCCGCGTGGGCCGCGGCGTCGGTCGCCGCCGGCCTGGCCATCGGCCGGGCCATCCGACTCCGCGACCGGAACGACGGGAGATCGCCATGACCGACACCGAGACGGCCCGGCTCCGCGCCGAGCTCGCCGAGGTCCGCGCCGACGCCGAGGTGCGGCTGCTGATCCTGGCGATGACCCCGTACCTGCCCAGCAACGGACACCGCCTGCCGCCGCTGTTCGAGCGCCGCCGCGTATCCATCCCGGCCCCGCGCGTCACCCCGGAAGGAGCCCGCCATGCCCGACCCGCACGAGCCGCCCGTCGAGCTCGCTGACGTCGACGTAGACGAGCAGCTGATCGAGGACCTGCGCGCCGGCGCCCAGCCGCCGTCACACGACCACGTCGCCCAACACCTCGCGGCGTTGCGGGACGAGGTGAACCGGTGCCCGATCCCGAGCCTCTGATTTACCGGCAGCTCTCCGACGAGCACCACGTCGACGTGCCCGCCGTCCCGCCCGGACAGGACCCGGCGACGACGATGCTGCCCGCCTACCAGGTCCGGTACGGCCCCGCCGTCGACTGGGCATGGCCGCCCGGCGACGACGACGACCGCGCCGACGGCTGGTGCGAAGACCGATCCCCCGAGCTCGGCGAGATCACCCGCAACGACGGCGAGGACTGACGTGCTCCTCACCGACCTCGGCCTCACCCTGCGCGCCGCCGGCTGCCGCGTCGAGGTCGACCCCGGCGCGGCCACCCGTGGGCAGGGCCAGCTCGCCGGCGTCCGCGCCATCGTCTGCCACCACACCGGCAGCGTCTCCGCGAACACCTGGAAGGTCGTCCGCGACGGCCGCGCCGGGCTGGAGGGACTCCTGTCGCAGCTCGTCCTCGAACGCGACGGCCTGTGGCGATTCCTCGGGTCCGGGCAGGCGTGGCACGCCGGGTCGGGCGGCCCGCTGCTGGGCATCCCGGCGAACTCGGCGAACGCCTGGACGATCGGCATCGAGGCCGTCTCCGCGGGCACCGCCGCCGGCGATTGGACGGCCGCGCAGCTCGCCGAGTACCCGCGCGGTGTCGCCGCGCTGTGCCGCCGCTACGGCCTCACCGAGCGGCACGTGATCTTCCACAAGACGTGGGCGCCCGGCCGGAAGGTCGACCTCGCCGGCTGGCCCGGCGACCTGCCCGCGTTCCGGGCCGCCGTCGCCCGCCACCTCGCCGCCCCCGCCCCAGGCCCCCGCATGGAGGACGACATGTTCAGCGACCAGGACCGGGCCCTGCTGCAGCAGCTCGCCCGCCGCGACGACATCGGCCACGCCCGCTCCCAGATCCTGTCCCGCCTCGGCGTCGCCGACCCCGTCGGCTACCCCGCGCAGCGCAGCGCCGAGGACCTCGCCGCCGACGCACCCCGCGCCGCCGGCGGCCCGCCCGCGCTCACTGCGGCCGACCACGACGCCATCGCCCGCCGGGTGCTGGCGCTGCTCACCGAGCACCCGCTCACCCCGCGCGCGACCTGATCGAAGGGCTGACCGTGATCGACCTCAACTGGCTGCTGCTCCTGACCGGCACCGTGCTGCCGATCCTGACCGGGCTCGTCACCGCCCGCGTCGCCCATCCCGGCCTCAAGGCCGTCGTGCTCGCCGCGCTGTCCGCCGTGGCCGGCCTGCTCAACGAGCTGTACAGCGTCGCCGGCGACACCACCGCCTACGACTGGTCCGCTGGCGGCGCGAACGCCGTGACGGTGTTCCTGCTCGGCGTCGGCCTGCACTACGGCCTGCTCAAGCCGACCGGCATCACCGGCTCCGAGGGCGGCGTGCAGCGCGCCGTTCCTGCCGGCATCGGTGGCGGCCACCCCGAGCACGCCTGATCGTCCGCTCCCCGCACGCGACAGCGCCCCCCGGCATCCAGCCGGGGGGCGCTTTGGCGTGTCAGTGACCCGGTGGCCCGCGGGGTGTAACGCGGCGGGTTGATGCTGCGATTGCCGTGTGAGGCGCGGCGGGTATCGCGGCTGTTGAAGCTGGGGAGTGGATCCAGTCGCGATATCCGCCGCGCCTCACGACGCCCCGCTCGTGGTCACTCACCACGAGCGGGGCGTCATCTATATGTCGGGGACCGCGTCGAGATCGGCGATCACAGGACGCCCCTCATCGCGTTGTCCCGCCACCGGTCCGCGGCCCGCGCGTACTGGATGACGACCGGGGACTTCGGGGACCAGCGCCCGTGCGCCGCGGCCACGCCCAGCGGGACGCCCGCACGCAGCGCCGAGGTGAGACCGCCGGCGCGGAGCGAGTGCGCCGAGTACCCGTCCGGCTCCGGCAGCCCGGCGGCGGCCACGCAGCGGCGCACGATGCTGTTGATGCTCTGCGGCTGCAGCGCGCCGCCGACGACGCCTGTGCGCGACACCGTGCGCAGCAGCGGGCCCGACGTGATGCCCAGGTCGGCCAGCACCGCCGTCCACCCGCGGACCAGCCGCACCGGATCCACCTCCGGGTGCGACCCGGCCGGCAGCGCGACCACCGTGCCGCGCGAGTCCTTGTCCGTCTTCGACGTCCGGATCCCGACCTCGAGCCCGTCGTCGGTCTCCCGCACGTCCTGCATCGTCAGCGCCGCCAGCTCGGATCGGCGCGCCATCATCGTGAACCCGAGCACGAGCAGGAGCTGGTCCCGCTTCCCGCTGGTGGTGTCCAGCGGCAGGTGGTCGATGACCCGCCGCAGCGCCTCGGCGACCAGTGGCGTCGCCGCGCGGTCGACCACCCCGTTCTCGGCCCGCTCGCGGCGGTACCCGCGGAGCAGCTGCTGCGCCTGCTCGGCGTCGGGACGGCCCTTGTGCCCGGCGATGCTGTGCAGCTTCCGGATCGCGCCGATGTGCTGGCTGATCGTCGCCGGCGCAACCTCGGCCGTGATCAGGTGCGACACGTAAGCGGTCAGGGTCGCGTCGTGGGCGGGCAGCGCGGTCCGGCCAGCACGCGCACACCACCGCTCGAACGCGTCGCGGACGGCCCCGTACGCGAGCCGCGTGTTGGTCGGCACGGACCGCGCGAGGCGCTCGGCCGTGACGGGGTCGAGGAGGTCGTCGACGATCGTCGGCGCCGGACCCCCGCTGTTCCGGGCGATTTGGTCCACAGTCATAACCTGCCTTATGGGGAGCTTCAACCTGCATGGTGCCGGAGTTTCGGGCCCTGATCCACACCTCCCTGACGGGGAGTTCTCCCTACCCCGCCTCCCTGCCGGTCTCCCTGACTTGACCTGCGGAAACATGATCAGGGAGGCGCGTCACGACGCCTCCCCGCGGGCCGTCAGAACCCGCTCCGAGACCACGTACATGACGCCGCTCGACTTCAACGGCGGCGCGCCCGCCAGTGTCAGCACCTCGGTCAGGCGCGGCAGGTCCCAGCCCTCGTACGCGGCCGCGTCGGCCTCCATCAGCCGAGCCAGAACCACCGTCGTGCGCACCCGCGTCTCGCCCCGCAGCGCCGCCTCGATCGCAGCCATGTGGTCCGGCTCGCCCGACGTCACCGCCGGCCCGCGCGCCCGCTTCCGGCGACGCTCCACTGCCCGGCGCGCGACCTGCGCGGCTGGCTCGGTGTCGATGAAGTGCGTGCGGATGGTGGTGGACACCTGCCCGGCCGGCAGGTCGACCCCGTCGCCGGCCACGACGAGCGCGCCCTTGTCGAGGCCCTGGCGCAGCAGGTGCGGCGCGGCCCCGCCGTCGACGGCCTTGTCCCCGACGGCCATGCGCGCCTGCTCCTCGGTGCCCACCACGAGGGACGCCCGGATGTGAGCGCCCTCGCGGATCAGCTTCGGCAGGTTCTGGTTCGTCGGATCCTGCGTGCCCTGGTGCAGCAGCACGTCCACCGCGCGGCCCTGGTTCTGGATCTTCCGCGCAGCCATGAAGAACCGGCTGGTGTTCTTCGCGCCGCCGTACGGGCGCTTCTCGTCGTCGATCTCCGGGCACAGGTACGCCACCTGCGCCTCGTCGACGATCACGATCAGCGGGTCGTGCTGGCCGCCCTGCTGCAGCCGGCGGTCCATCTCGTAGACGGCGCGCTCCAGCATCTCGGTCGCGGCGATGACGTGGTCGTCGGTCGGGCCCTCGATGAGCACCTCGGCCAGCGGGCTGAACATCGACCAGTCGCCGAAGCCCTTCAGGTCGGCGATCCAGAACTGCACGCGCACGTCGAACGCCAGCCACAGCGCGAGCGCCCGCAACGCCGCCGTCTTGCCCTGGTTCGACAGGCCCGTGATGAGCAGGTGCCGCTGGTAGAGGCTGATCGCGACCGGGTCGCCGCGCAGGGACAGGCCCCACGGCGCGCGCCCGGACCGGTAGTGCGAGCGCTGCGCCTTGTCGGTGACCAGCGGCGACGGCCCGATCGGCTCGTCGAGCGCACCGGAGTCGGCGATCCACAGCCGCACGGTGCGCGCCGCGGACACGGTGATGTGCAGCTCGTGCTCGTGCCGGTCGAGGTTCTCGGCCAGGCGCCGACGTCGGGCCTGGATCTGGTCGGTCGACACCCCGGACGGCAGGAGCACGTCGACCTCGACGCCGCAGCCGGCGACCGCGATGGGGGACAGCAGCGCAGCTCCGGCGTCGCCGGCCTCCTTGAGCGCGGCGCGCAGCGGCGCGATGCCGAGGTCGCGCAGGGCGACGATCACCTTGGACGGGGTGATCAGCTCGTCGCGGGGCCGGTCCTCGGGCGCGAGCAGCCACATCGGTGGCTCGGCGGCGCGCTGCCCCTCCCGCCACGCCGCGTAGACGAGCACGGGCACGGCGAGCACGGGCCCGAGTACGACGACGAGCACGTGCAGCACCGTCGACACCACGGCGAGCACGGACCCGACGCCGGCCCACCAGCCTGCCCAGTCGGTGCCGCCCGGCGTCACCTGCGCGACGACGGCCCCAGCGAACAGCAGCACCAGCAGCAGCCCGAGCACGGCGGCGGCGAGCACGGCGAGCCCGAGCACCGCCCGGGGCAGCTCGAGCAGCCGCTTCATCCGCTCCGTCTTCGCGTCCCGCAGGTCTGCGGCTGCCTTCCCGACGGCCTCCCGATCGCCGGCGAGCTCGGCGAGGCGCACCTGCTCGCGCTCCACGCCGTGCGTCATCCCGCGCCATGCCCGCCGGGCGGTCGACCGCACGCCCTGCCCGGTGGTCCACCCGACGGCGAGCACGCGGCGCCCGGCCCGCCCTGTGGTGGCGGCGGTGGTGCTGGCGCCGAGCACGGTGACGACCTCGGCCCGGGCCCGGATGGCCCGCCCGATCAGGTGCGGGCGCGGCCGCGGGATGGCCTGCTCGTCGATGAGCTCGCCGTCGAGCACGGCGGGCCGCACGTCGGCGCTCTGCCGCTTCTCGAGGTCGACGCCAGGCTGGTCGGTCATCGGCGCTTCTTGCCCTTCTTCGTGCCCGGCCAGACGGTGATGCTGACGCGGCCGGTCTTCCGGTCGGTGGTGATGAACCCGGCGACGGCCTTCTTGCCGGGCTTGGTGAACGCGGCGAGGAGCAGCGCGGCCAGCACGATGGCGAGCACGAGCGCCTCGACGTTCACGCGGACTGCTCCCCGGTCGGCACCTCGTCGCGGGCCGGCCGCGGCTGGGGCCACGCGGGCAGCTGCACGTGGTGCGCGTGCTCGGCCGCCCAGGCGAGCACGGTGACGGCGGCGGGCAGCTGGGAGAGAGCGAGCGCGACCGGGATGCGGTCGAGCCACGCCCACCCGAACCAGGACATGGCGGCCGCCAGGAGGACGTGCGTCACCGGGCACCTCCCGCCGCCAGGAGCTGGCGCGCCTTCCACTCGCTGATCTCCAGCTCCTTGATGAGGCGCTGGCGGCCGGCGCCGTCGGCGATCAGGCGGGCGGCTCGCTGCTCCACCGTCTCCGGCTCGTCCTCCAGCGGTTGGAGATCGACCACCACGTCATCTCCAACGTCTGGAGGATCTGACAGCACGGTTGGAGTTCCCTCCGGCTCGGCCTCCACCTCGGCGGGAGGGGCTGGCGGCGCCGCTGGAGGCGTGGTGGCGAGCACCTCCAGCGCCGGATGGCGCACGAGCAGGACGACGAGGTGCACCGTCGCCCCGACCACGGCCGGCGGGATGGACCCGACGGCGACCGCCACCCACCACGGCGGGTCGACGTTGTGGGCGTGCATCCCGAGCTGCCCGGCGTTCCCAGCGACGGTGACGACGAGCAGCGCCCACGTCATCCGCCCGGCGAACCGCGCCGCGTCCCGGGTGGTGCGCCCGCCCAGCCACGTCGCGCAGGACACGGCGGCGCCGGCGTCGACGGCGATCGGGAGGAGCCACGCGAGGTGGCCGGGGATCGCGACGGCGACGGCCAGCGCGCGGAGGGCGTCGAAGGACAGGACCGCCGCCGCGGCGAGCACGACGGCGAGCCCCGCCCACACGACCTTCGGGGGTCGAGTCACAGGCGGCCGGCGATCGAGTAGTTCCCGTCGAGCGCCATGTGGCTGCGCCCGAGCGCGTCCTCCAGCGACGCGATCATCGCCGTCAGCACGGCGACCTGCTGCTCGGCGTCGGCCTGACTGCTGCCCTCCATGCTCGCCTGAATCGCCGCGCGGGCGGAGGTGGCGTCGTCGATGGCCCGCTGGATCGGACCCTGCGCGTCCCCGATGCTGGTGTTGGCCTGCGCCAACGCCTGCTTGATCTCCATGATGCTGGCGGACATGGCGGTTCCTCCGGTGGTAGGTCGAGCGGTGGGTGTGTGCGGCTTCGCCGCGGGTGGGGCAGGGGCCGGCGGTGCCGGGTGGTCCCAGTCGGGCTGGGCGAGGCGGTCCCACAGCAGGCTGTGCGCGCCCCACTCGGGGTCGACGATCGTCACCTGCCACATCGCGGCCAGCTCGTCGACGACGAGGTCGCGCACCCCGGCGAACGAGAACACGATGTCGCGAGGCGGGAGCCGCGCACCGAACGACGTCACGTAGTGCTCGCCGACCCGGGTCACGTCGACGGCCGCGCCGTAGTCGCGCCGCCACTTCGACGGCCGGTGCGCCACGATCTGCAGCCGCGTCCCCGCGGTCAGCGCGCGCAGCTTGGCGAGCACCTCGGCGGTGGCGAGACCGTCGACGGCGGCGCGCTGCTCGAACCCGTCCTCAGGGTCGCGGTCGATTCCCGGCTGCGAGCCGGTGGTGATGAAGCCGGAGCGGCAGGCGTGGGCGAGGACCGGCCCGAGGTTCGCCTCCCGCGTCTCGGGATCGGTCGGCCCGTCGTGCCCCGGCCAAGACTGCAGCTCGCCAAGGCAAAACCACGCCATCAGCTCGGCGACGTGGCCGACGGTCGGCGCTCGGTTCCACAGCCGCCGCTCGGCGAGGCAGCCGCGGGCGCCGTGGACGAGCTCGCGCAGCGACGGCACGGCTCACCACTCCCAGCGCGGCGGGCGGCGGGTGCGCAGGCGACGCCACCACGGGAGCCGGTAGTAGCGGATCCGGGCGTCGATGCCAGCGACCTGCGCGGCGGTCATCGGGATGCGCGGGCGAGTGCCCGCGGTCACCGGTCGCTCGTCTCGGCGCACGCCGGGTGGATCCGGTCGTGGTAGCGATCGACGTCGAGGTCGGTCACGTGGACGCGCTCGCGGACGGCGCCGAGCTGGAGGTCGTGATCGAGGACCGCGCTGCCGAGCTGCTGCGCGTAGCGCAGGGCCCAGGCGGCGGTGGCCATCGCCGCGATCACGGCGACGATGAGCAGGGTGGTGAGCATCGGGTAGCGCCTCCTCGGGAGGACCCGCTGCCCTCCCACATGTGAGAGGGTAGCCCAGTCCCCCCAAATGTGGGAGGGCACGCCGTTAACCTGCTGTCCGTGACGAGCCGCGAGGAGACCGCCGCGTTGAAGAACCTCACCGACCTGCTGGCGAGCGACCTCTCGAAGGTCGAGAACGAGGAGATCGCGGCCGGCATCCGCGAGGCCGAGATGCTGTTCGCCCGCTCGCCGCAGTGGAGCGGCCGGCTCGTAGCCGAGATGAAGCGACGCGGGGTGTCGTGGTCGGAGCTGGCGAAGATGACCGACGTGCCGCAGTCGACGCTCGGTCGGCGGGCGCGGGACTACACGTAGATCAGGTGGTCGGGCAGAGCAGCTCCGCGGCGAGCTGCACCATCTGCTGCTCGTCGGACTGCGGCGTGATCCGGGGCGCGTTCGGGAACGCCTGCGCGTACGCCTGGTTCGGCTTGACGCCGGCGATCATGTGGCTGCACACCGCGCGCCCCTCCTCCTCGACGTAGTCCCGGTACGTCGTCGTGCCGCTGTAGACCCCACCGCCGGCGAGGTCGGGTCGGCTGGCGAGCAGCTTGGTCGTCGGGTCCGGGTCGCTGGCGAGGACCTGCGCGATGACCCTGTCGGTGAACACGCGGACCTGCGACTCCATCAGGACGCGCGGCCCGGGGCCTGGGTCCGGCGCCGGCGCGGCGCTGCACCCGGCGAGCACGAGCAGGGCGACGGCGACGGCGAGGCGCAT